GCCACCGCAGGCTCGCCGCATGCAAACAGGCCGGAATCGTAGCCGTCCCATGCTTCGTGCTCCAGCTCGGCCCATTGCAGCAGTTGGAGGCCATGGTCACCGAGAACTGCCAGCGCGAACAGCTCACCGTGTTGGAGGAGGCTGACGCCATCCAGGGCATGCTCGACCTCGGAGCCACCACCGCCGCCGTCGCGCACAGGCTCGGCCGAAGCGCCGACTATGTGCGTGACAGAGCGAAAGCGGCGAGCATCAAGGCGGACGTCAGGAAGACACGCGACGACTTCGACCAGCTCACCATCGGCCAACTCATGGCCATCGCACGATACGACGGCCAGCCGGACCGTCAGGAACGCCTCGCGCACGCCGCGGGGACCTCGAACTTCGACTACATCCTCCACAACATCGAAGTGGAAGATCGCCGGAGCCAGTGGTTCGCCGATGTCTCCGCGCTCCTCGCCACCGGCACCACCGGTCTCAACGTCATCGAGGATCCCGGAGAGACCTTCTCGGATTCCGAATGGCATTACTCCGGCGCCATCTTCCCCGCCGCGGGCACTCCGGAAGAAACCATCGAAGAGCTCCGCAAGCAGAATCCAGACGCGGTCTCCGTCCATGAAGCGACGCAGACGATATACCTCTGGGATCGTCGTGATGCGGCCGCCGAAGCCGAAAAGGAAGCCCAGCGAGCCGCCGAACAGGCCGAACGCGACGCCCGACAGCACGTGCTCGAGGAATACGCCGCCACGACGGCTGACAAGCGCATGGCATGGCTCCACGGCCATCTCCATGCCATCAAGCGCGCCAAGCTCATCGAGACCACGGCAAGGCTCGGACTCCTGCAGACAATTGACCCGGACCCGACCGGCTTCACCAAAGACCTACACACCTGGAACGACGCCGCATGCGCCCGGGAACAGTTCGCCGCCATCGCCGGCATCAAACCGGAACAGGCGCTCGCGGAACTCCACACGCACCTCGACTCACCGGACTGGCCGACATACGCGGTCATGATCCTCACCGCCAGAATCGAATGGTTCATCAGCCCAAATGACTGGGACTGGAGTGGCGACGACAACGTCAGCCGCCGCATCCCCGGCTATTACCTGATCCTCCAAGACCTCGGCTATGAGCCATCCGACGACGAGACCGAACACCTCGACCAGCTTGTTGCCGCCATCACGGAAGAAGACGAGGAGGAAGACGAATGACCAAGGAACAGATCAACAGACTCGCCCAACTCATCACCGACACCGCGGAAACCGCGGCGAACATCGAACTCCAGGCGCTCGCCGGCGGCAAGGCCGATAACGGCATCGCCGCGATGGCCTCCGGACTAAGAACGAACTGCACTTCATGTCTGGTGCTGGTCAACGGCCTGATGCAGGAAGGAGCGCGTTGTGAGTGAGTTCGAGGACTCGAAGCGCATCGCTTTGGAACGCCAGGGCTGGCATTGCCTGCGCTGCGGGGCGAACATCCACGATCCGTCACGATGGCCCGGACGAAGCGGCCATCACCGTCAACTGCGTCGCGCGGCGAATCCGGATGTGCGGCATAGTCCCGTCAACATCATCGAGCTGTGCGGCTCGGGGACGACCGGCTGCCATGGGTGGGTCCACCGGCATGTGGCTGAGGCCGAACGGCTTGGACTGATCGTCCCGCTCGGCATAGATCCTCTCTCCACCCCAGTGCGCGACTGGCAGGGGAGATGGCTCTGGCTCAACCAGGACGGCACGGCCACGCCATTGACCATGCGCGAAACATTGACAATTCAAACGGAAGGAATGACAAATGCACGAGAATAACGGCAAACCGGAGGCGCTGCTGTGGATCGACTTTGAGACCACAGGCGTGGACAGGCGCAAAAGCCTGCCATTGGAGATCGGTATGGAATGTACCGACATGCTGGGCGAACAAAAGTTCGGATCATTGTCCCGCATCATCCGCCCGGACAGACTCGACCTCCTGTCCATGAGCCCCGTCGCCTTCTCCATGCACACCGACAACGGCCTGCTGTTCGAACTCATGGGAGGCTCCGTGCGCAATGACAGCATGGTCGTCGTGGCCAACGCCGTGGAGGAATTCCTTGACTCACTCTCCCAGCGCTTCTCCCTCGTCCCCGCGGGGACCAACGTGGACTTCGACCTTGACTTCCTCCGCCGACTCAACCTCAACCCTGACGCGTGGCTCACCTACCGCAAATACGACATGGCCACCATCCGCCGACTCGTCACCGTGCTCGGCGCCCCGGATCCATACCAGGGCGACAGCGGCCCGCACCGGGTGAAATCCTGCATCGCACGCGACATCAAAGACTACAAGGCCATGCTCGAGACACTCGCCGTCAAGACGGGAGACCACAAGTGAGAAAGACCATCAGCCACCTCGCCGACCGGCTCGGAGACGCCATGGCCACGCTGTTCACCCTCCTCGCGCTGCTGCTCATCCCGCACGCCGTCATCAGGGCGATCATCGGACAGGCGCTCCACCAGTGGACACCAATCACGTGGCTCGCCATCCACACCGCACTGACCATCGCGGCGCTCGCCACCAGCCTCGCCAGCTACGCGATCGCCGCACTGCTCGCACCGCCAAGACCGGAGACCTACCAATGACCGAAGACCAGCAAGACCAGCTCGTCATCAGCCTCGACACGCAATACGCCGTCGCGCACGCCATCTACAACCGATTCCACGCCAACGGCCACCGCAAACACCTCACGTGGGAAAACCTCGACGACGACGGCCGCGAACCATGGCGCCTGATAGCCAAGGACGCGATCACCGAGATGCTGGCCAGCCCGGAGATCGGAGGAACGGCATGAGCCACACCGCGATAATCCTCCTGGCGCTCGCCTTCCTGATCGGCTGGATGGGTGGCCGGGAATGAGCATCATCGTCCCATTGCACAAGTGGCGGTCGGCCGATCCGGTCATCCTGATCGGCCGCCGCCGCATCGCCCAAACCGACCAGGACGTCATCATCGACGGACGACTCGAACTCATCCGGCATCCCGACGGCACCGCCAGCCTCCGCTTCAAAGGCATCGGAAACGACATCATCGACCACGATCCGAACACATGTTCCAACAGCATGGGCGCCGGCATACGAAGCCTCGCCATCTACGGAAAGGAATGAAATGCACCACACAGACACCGTCAGAATCGCCACCAACCCACGCAAATGGCGCAGACCTGCGCCCTGCCCGGAATGCCGCAAGTCCCGGCCGCTCATCCTGACCCTCGGCACCATCTACAAACTCCGCACACGCAAACCGGTCAACACCATCTACGGCTGCATCTGCCCCAACTGCCGGCACAAATGCATCCTCCACGTCGACGGCAAAAACCTCAAAAAAGCCATCCGCCTCTGGAACCACCACGCCAGCCACCATCAAAGGAACGAACAATGAGAAACACCATCTGCGCCACACTTACCGCCATCACCCTCACCCTCTGCACCGCGCTCGCAGGATGCGGAAGCGCGTCGGAGCCTTCCACGCCAGCGCATGCGGTCAGGTCCGTCGACTCGCAGTGCTCCGCCGGGGCCGACGTATTCACGGAATGCGTCATCACCCTGACCGACACGAGGCAAGTGGACTGCATCGTCTACTCGACGAACGGCAAGCAGGCCGGCCTGTCCTGCGACTGGAGCCATGTGAGCGGCGCGGACAAGGAGCCGGCAAGATGAGCTACAACGTCGTCACCACGGAAGGCATCAGAACGTTCGAGAACATCGACGATGCCGGCGACTACGCGCAGGCCATGTCCCTGAGGACTGGCGAGCCGGCCAAGGTATTCCATGCCGAGACCGGACTCGTCGCATTCACCGTCCGCCCAACCACGAAGGACACGAAATGAGAATCAATTTCAACAGCAAGGATGCCGTTTTCGCCATCAAAGCCGAAAACGAAGAGGAAAAAGCCCAGCTCAAAACGTCGGCGGCCGCCATCTGCAATCTCATCATCGATTTTTTCGACGGTGAAATCCAAGAAATGAAGGCGGCGAAGGAATGAAACGCATCACACTCAAGGCCACAAAATGAGCAATCGAAGTTATTTGGTGCCAAGGCCGCCAGCGTTCGACCATGAGCATCCCAGACCGAAGGAGGAAGGCGAGGTGCTGTACTGCGGAAATTGCTCAAAATGGTACGTATCATGGTTTCCTCTCACCGAAGTCAAAACCATATGGGGCCGCCGCCCCGAATGGTGGATACGCATCTTCCACCGCAAACCATACGAGACGATCATCCAGCAAATACGAAGGGAAACGAAATGAAAGACAGTGAAGCAGACATCGCCATCGGCGTGCTCAACAAACTCATCGATCAGGAACTCGAAGCCGTCCGCGCCGCGACAAGGGACGGCAATACCCCCTTCGTCGGCTACGCCCAGACCCGACACAACGCCTTCCTCTACGCCAGGGACGAGATCAGGAAGGCGCTCGCCGCAGCCGTGGATGAAAGGGGTGCGGGGAATCCGTTCCTGCCGCAGCGTGACGAGTTGGTCACGCAGGATATGCACACCTGCGATTTGTGCGGCCGGTGGTGTTCAAGTCCCGTCTATTCCATAGGCCTCATCTATGGCGGCCAGGCGAAGACATTCACCGAGGTGTGCGCCGACTGCATGTGGCGGTTGAAGTTCAGCCCGGTCCGGACCATCTCGCTGGATGCCTACCGTCTTTTCGAGCAGTGGCGCCTGTCCCAATCGGAGGCCGACGAATGAAAGACCGGACTCCGCATCTGTGCCGGAACGCTCTCGGCACAGCCATCTGCGCCAGCAATGGCATCGGACCATCCCAGGATGCCGACCGGCGTATAGAGCATTGCGTCATCTGCGGCAGGTGGTGGAAGATCTACGCCGTCTCGCCGTACCTGACCATCTGGGTCGAAGTGCCAGCCTGGATGATCTGGCTGTTCTGGCACAGAATCTGGAAGACCGGTCATAAATCATCCCACGGAAAGGAACCGGAACAATGAGCGAGGAAACACTCGAACCGCCACTGCCGCCGATCGACGCGCGCACCGAAGCCGTCGCCGAACGTCTGTTCGGACTCAAATGGGCGCTCCGCAAGGACTCCACCGAAATCATCCACGAGGAATGGCAGACCGCATCCGAATGGATCCGCGACGGATACGTTCGCCAAGCCATCGAAGTGCTCGCCGCCGCTGACCAAGTGCAACCCGCGAGCGCCGACGGAGGCGATTATGAGGAGCGGATGCGCGTCGAATACCGTGAGTTGACCGCTCGTGCTGGCAGGCTCAGGGGCATGCTGCAGCGGTATGCGGATGGCACGCTCGACTTCGAGCCCGTCTGTCCGATCGGTCTGTTGAGCAGGCAGCTTGACGTCATGGATGAATACGCCGTTCTGCTCCGCCATAGAGCCAAGCTCGAACACGTCGACCTTGAAGAACAGGACTCCGCCACCGAATAAACAAAGAACCCGACCTTCCGGCCGGGCTCTGGCATTACCACAAACCAGACTATCACGCCGGAGGGAATCGAACAAATGTACGAACCAACCAACGAATCCCAACCAACCACCACCAACACCACAACAAACACCAGCCAAACAACACCAGCGCTCGCCGGTGTGTGCCTCGTCTGCGGCGGAGGATGCGCTGTCGGCGACACCATGTGCGCGAGATGCGATGGGCTGCTCCGCGGCTGGCTGCGGGAATATCCAGCATGGTTGGATTCGCTACATGAGTTCCTGGACTCGACCGCGCACTACGGAGGCCGCCAGCCTGGACGCGTCAACCTTCCAGCCGCGCCGACGCCAATCCGATTGCCGGTGCTCGACCACATGCAGGCCATCGAGGATGCCGCGATCGCACTCTGGCGCCGGTTGTACGCTCCGCCCGCCATGCCTTGGGCGACCTATGGCGTGCATCCGCCGCTGGTGGACATGCTGCGTGTCTGCGCCGGCAGTCCTCGACTGCGCCGCCTGCCTGACATCGCCGACTTCTACCATGAGTGGGAGTCGATGGTCCGAAAGACGCTGGACATCATCGACGTGCCGCCCTCCAAGCACGGCATCGGAAGATGCCCGAACCCATTGTGCGGTGTCGAACTGTCGGCGCCCATCGACGCGGTCGAGGTCACCTGCCCCGTATGCGGCGGCACTTACCGCGTGGTGGACGTGCGGCTCGGCTTCCTGAAAGAGTGCATCGCATCCGGCAAAGCGTTCACGGCAGGGGAATGCGCCGAACTCCTGCGCGAATGCGGGTTCCAATGCGGCGTGAACACGATCTACTCGTGGCGCAGTCGTGGCAGGATCCAACCAGCCGGCAAGAACGGGAAGGGACAGCCGCTCTACCGTCTCGCCGACGTGCACAGGCAGCTTTCCCGACGCGACTCGATTTGACGTTTCTCGAAGTGCAAGGCATAATTGTCAGTGGATTAGAGGGTTCAAACCGAGGTGACTTGGTTTGAACCCTTTTCATATCCACCTTGGATTCTCCTAACTCCTTGGGCTACGTAACACCGTCCTGCCCGAACGGCATATCGGACACGCTCCGCCCACCCACGTCAGAGTGGGCATACACCAACAGCGGCAGGCAAGCCAATCCCGCGCTTACGTGATGCGGTGATGCTCAAACCGCCTGTCCATGCCTTCGTAGGAATCAGTGGCAGATCGCACCGGTCGCAGATCTTCGGATCCTCTTCCTTGCGGCCGCGTGTATGCGCGGGTTCGACTCCCGCCGAAGGCGCTCCACGAATAACCTCGGGAGGGGATATCCGCAGATGACGGAATCCCTAGTCGACACGTGGTCGGCCATGCTAGGACTTCATACGAAGGAATAACCATGAGCAAGCGACGCAACGAGCGGGTCAGCAACGGATACCGGCGGCGCATGCTCAGGCAAAGAGTGCTGGCCGCATACGACGTGTGCGCCATCTGCGGCAAGCCAGTCGACAAGACATTGAAGACACCACATCCGATGAGCGCCGAAGTCGACGAGCTCGTACCGGTCTCACGTGGCGGTGATCCATACAGCTTCACTAACTGCAGGCTCACGCACCGCAGATGCAACAGGTTCAAGAGCGACAAGACAGACGAACACGCACGAGCGCTGCTGGCTGGCAGACAGGAAGTGAAAGCAAGCTCGATGCCGTTCAAAACGTTCGGCATCTGACTCCGATACCAGGGCGGGGACCCCGGGTATGCCCCCTCCCGGTCGCCTCGGGTGCAGTGCCGATATTTCTCTTGAAATTTAAGCGTAACGAATTGTGTTACGCATACGTTGAATGAAAGGCGGAATATGGCCTTTTTCAAAGCGTCAGC